TTTTTTCATATAAAACTTTTGAGGTTTTATCTTTAAATTCAATGGCATTTTCTTCTATGATATTTTTTAACATGTATCTGATGTCGTTTTTCATATTATTCCTTTTGCTTCTTGAGAAAATTTAATATGTTCTTTAAATTTTTCTGGTGTCTCAAAAATTTCTTTAGCCATTAATTTTCTGTTTTTTGAATTTAAAGATTCAAATAAACTTATTAAATTTTTTACCTCGGATTCTGTAATATTTATATTCATTCCATTTTTAAAGGTATATTTTCCTTCTTGAAAATTATTTATAAACTTAATAAAATTTTTTATATTATCTTCATTTTCTGTTAAAGATTCAGAATATAACAGTTTAGTTTGAACTTCTTTTTTGATTTGTTTTAAAGATTCATTCAATTTATATGCAATAGAATCTACAACATTTGTTTTAAAATATTCTTGATCTTCGTAGACTAAGCCTATTATTCCCTTTTTAAGCAAAATTTGTGTTATGTCTTTCATTGTTGCTCTTGTCCCATATTTTGCTGTGCTTGCTGCATCATTGCTGCCATTTGTTCTTGACGCATTCGTTCACGATCAACTTCCATCTCTTTATCCATATCTTTCATTTCTTCTTCTGTTTGTTTGAGAACATTTTTTCTGACATATGCTGAAGAAAAATATTTTCCAATATATGGATCAACATAAGAAAGCATTTTAATTCGTTCTGCTAAAATTTCTGCTTCTTTTAGATCCCAGAAATAATTGTCAGTATTATAGACAAACTTAATCTGTTGCTTTAAGACTGACCAATCTTCTTCGGTAATGACTCCGCGCAGGAGTAATTGAACACGAAGGAAATCTAAAAACAACTTTGAAAAGTGATGGCGAAGACGTTCTACAAATTTATAAAACTTTACTTCTTCTCTTGTAATTTCAACAGAGCGCCCCATGTTGAAACCTGTCTGTTCAGCAACAAGACGGCTCAGAGGTACGTTCAATGAATTGTAAAGTTTCTTTTTAAAGTAATCAACGTCTTCTATTTGAGACATCGCATTACCGCCGGGAAGAGTTGTAATTTGAGTTCCCTGTGAACCTTCTCTTCTCGGTAACCAATAATCTTCAAGAACTGAAAGGTGGTTTCTTTCATCACGAATTTCACCAGTATTTTGGTTGTAGATGATTCTGTTGCGGAAACGACTCATCATGTCCCGCATATATTGCTCTGCTTTTTGTTTTGGCAGCTGACCAACGTCAATATAAAAGACTCTTCGTTCTGGTGCGCGAGCTACACGGTAAACTAGAAGAGCATCTTCTAGTTGTCTTAACATGTTCAGAGGTCTTACGGCTTTGTGAAGATAGCCAAGAACTCTTTTGGAATTTAAATCTACAACACCCGAAGGAACATATACTATGCTGTCCAAAGACAGATGAAGGCCACCCGGACCAGTCATCATAAATGATTCTTTGTCAGAATCGGTGTACAGATAATATTCTTCTATTTCTTTAATTACAGAAACAGATCCAGTTTTTGTTCTTTCTTGTTCCTTCTTTACTTTTCTTATTTTTTTAATTTTAAGAGGATCTATAGGAACAATATCTTTTATGCCGTCTTGCGGACTATCTTTGTCGATCACGATATTATAGAAAATTTTAGAATCGATGTACCATCTTCTAAAAATTTCGTATGCTTTATGATTAAAATCTAAAAGCTGAACTATTTTTTCAAATTCTTTGTAAATTTTTACTTTGATAGATTCTGGTATCGGAAGATCTTTTAAATCAAGTTTTACAGGTCTTCCATCCGTTCCTTTTACTATAGAAGCATTTACAATTTCTTCTATTGCATTATCAACTTCTGGATAAACAGACATGTTTCTGTATTGAATGACAGAACTTGATTCGTCTTTAAGAGTTCCAGTGTAATCAATGGCTGAACTAAAATAGCCACCAGCTTCGACAGTTACAGTACCGTCAAAAACTTCAGGAGCAGTAAATTTTTGCAGAGCCTGTTCTTGTTTCTCTGCCTTTGTTTGCTGCTTTTTACCAAATTCAAAACCAAAAGCTTCAATTTCCATTATTACCTCTAATATAATTAGGTTTGGTTTATTGGGGTTATTTTGGTTATTGATGTCTTTCCAGAGCTTAGAGTGATCTGATCATATATCAAAACAACAGCAAATTGATTTAAAGTATTTGGATTTGCCATGTTAAAAACAATCGGTTCTATTGTTTTAGGCCAACAACCATTCAAACCAAACTCTTTGATCGGGGTTTCACCATTTAAATCTAGTTGTTGAACTTTCCAGTTATCTACTTTGTAAGAATTTTGTGGTGAAGATATATTTGTTGTATGTGAATTTATTAAATTTTGCCAATCACTAAATTTTTTCCACATATCTCTTGTATTTCCAGTACCATCATTAATATCATCTAGAATTCTTATAGACCAAGAACCATATTGTTTTTCACCCGGATAATATGCTTTTCTTCCAAAATAGTTGTATTCCATTACTAAAGTGGAAACGGTTGGAATTTGAGTAGCAGTTACGTGAAAATGGCTTATTGCTTCACCGATATTTTGTGGAAATTTACCAGAAATAATATATCTATTTTCTCTGGTTCCACCGTTAAAAGCTTGTTTGAAATCAAAAATTGATGGCATAGTATTTCTCCATTACAATATTTCAAACCAATCAAAAGTCATAGTAACACTAAAATTTCCTTGATTTGGGGAACTCATATCTAAGTTAATGCCACCAATTTGACTTGGCCAACAATTTACTAATTTAATTGTTCTTATCGGTTTATCTCCGTTTATTTGTAATTGGTTTATTGTCCAATTTTTTTGTAAATGTTTATAAGAGGCATAATTGCCACCAGCAGAACCTGCTGTATCAACTTGGTGATTAATGTGGCCGTCTAATTTTTCTTTCCATTTATGAAATGCTTGCCAAAGATTATCTGTAGTATTGTTGTCATCATAAATGCTTATATTCCAAACAGTGTAGCTTCTATCTCCAGCTAAAGATAAAGTTCTACCTCTATAACCAACATAAACCGTTCCAACTTCTGTTCTTGGCAACGATGACGAATAAAATTTATAGTATTCTTTAGCGTTTACTTTAACCCCTGTCGGCCACATAGATGATTCATTCACGATTTCAAATCTATTAGCTCTGGAGCCTCCTCCAAAGTTTTCTTTAAAAGCTTGAATTGAATTTATTGATACTCCCATATTATGTGCTTGATTGTGTAATTACAGAAATTCTAAATTCTTCAGATGCTATTAGTGGCTTAACAGTTATATCAATAACAAGAGTTGAACTGTTGTCTTGATTATTTTGACTGTCACAAGCAATTTGTGTAAATGCTGGATCCAAAAATGCACCCAATGACTGCAGATAAAATGAAACTTCTGATGTTATTGAAGCTCTTGTTGTAGCATTATTTGGCAAAAACACATATTTTAATACAATGGTTCTAACATTTGTTTCAATATCTACTCTTAATTTAGATGGACCGATTCTTTCATTTGATGTGTAAGACGAATCTGTTCCGGCAGTGGCTCCGACAAGATCTAATCCCATAAAATAAGTTTTATTTGATTGTGTATAAAAGTTTACTCTATTTTTCTTAAATGTATTTTTTGTCCCGGTATCTGTCCACAATATAGGTGTTTGGACTACACCATTTAATACTGGCGAAGTGTCTAGCCCCGCAACAGTGTAATAAATGGTATTTCTTAATTTTGCATTAGTAAATGCACCAACTACATCGGGTACCAAGTTTGCAGTATGTGTAAAAGTTGTATTATTATCCAAACTTGAAGTTGGAATTTTAGATTTGTAATTTTTTCCACTTACAGACACAATTCTATCTGCTACGGTGCTACCGCTAACTAAAGCTGCTGATGTAAACAGTGCATCAAAATTTAATGCTGTTTGTCCTGCACCATCATTAACTGATGGAAAAATTCCTATAGTAGAAACTGCATTTTCAAGATATCTGGCTTCTGCTGTTGTTCCTTTACACATTAAAAGGTCTAGATAATTTTCATTGGCAGTTTCATAATTTATAAATCCTATTGTGCTTCCAGCAATTACAATTCCCCCACCATATGCAAGTGAATATAATGCCGATAGGAAATCATTTCCGTTTGTTTTTCCGGTTATTTCAGATCTATCTGATGAGAAAAAACCAAAAGTTCCACCTTGGGTATTTGAAGTTGTAAGCAAACAAGCCGTAACACCAGATAACTGATCTAAATCAAATACTAAGTCATTTGGATCAGTATATACAATATAAGAATCCGTTGTAGCACCTTTTGTTGGAATTGAAAGTTCTGTTCTCGAATAAATTAACCAGCCAAACAATCCTCCGGGATTGTTGCTGGCAGCACCAGAGACTCCATTAAAAGATGGGGGAGCATAAGTAGACCCAGCCAAAAATCCATAATAAAGGAGAGGGTTTGTATTTGAACTTTGATTATAGTAGTTAGGATTTAAAAAAGAATTTAGCTTTGGGTTTGCCATTTTTTTACCTTAAAATTATTTATAATTTTTAAGCAGGATACCAGAGAACACCATTTGCTTTGAATTCACCATCTTCCCCCTCATCTGGATTTAACATAAACAAAACGTTATCATCTTCTGGTTTTTTGGCTTCTTCATAATTCATTTTTGCGGATTCGATTAAATCTGCATAATATTCTTGCCTACAAAGCCACGCAAAAAACACCAAAGTCATAACCAAATCATCGTGGTGCCCATCATCAGCTTTAAACGTATTAGATCTTGATACAAAGGTCATCAACTCTTGGACAATTCTTTCATCGTTGATTAAAATTTTGTCTTCTTCTACAAGTCTTTTTAAAATTGCACAGCCTAATTTTTTTGTTTGAGCGGTTGTTCTCAATCCCATTTCACTTTTACCATGAGCAAATCCTTGGGATAAAACTTGCCCCTTTCTTCCCATTATTCTTGTCATCAAAAGATTTTCATAACTCAAATCGTTATACAAAATATTTGAAATTTGACCACCTATATCATTTGTTTCTACTAAAACGTAAGCATTATTATATCTTTCACCTACTTTTTTAATAACATTTGGAAAATTAAAGGGACTTACTGTATTATTTCTATAAGTTGCAACAACTTTATACGGTGATTCATTTCCACTAACGACCGTAAATGCAGAATAGTCTGAACCCTGCCCACGTGCAACGTCTGCCATTAAAAAGTAAATATTGTCTTTTTTAGGTTCTTCAAAAATTCTGAGACCTTCCGAATCTTCACTTAAAAATTCTTCTGGAGCCAGTACGTTTAATTTTGTAGAAGAAATTAATGTATTTGAAGATCCGAGAAAACTGCATCCGTATTCTTGTTGAAACTGTTCTTCACTAGTATTTGCTATTTGTTCCGCTGCCCAGACATCATCTCTTCTTGGGCCACCGGGTGTTATTGGAACTTCTCTCCAATTTACTTCTACAGGTATAAATTTATTTTTTAATTTATGCCCGTCTGGTCTGTTTGAATCTACCCA